AAAACGAACATATAGAAACAACAAAATTTAGGATTAAAGTTGAGATGATAAAGTGAGGTGAAATGAATGGTAAATGAATTTACATTATATGGTGTAATGGATAAATTAACAGGTAAATTAGTAAGTAATCTTACAAGCCCTCGACACAAATATTGGGAAACAAGAAAAACTGCTGAGAATGCGGTTAGAAATTTTATGTCAAGACGTTATAATGCTGATAGGCAGCTAGAAGTTGTAGAAATTGAATGTAAGGTAAAAGTGGTAAACGAGGTGAGAGAGTGAAAATAACAATTGATATTCCAAGAGAATATGAACGAGATTTTATCGCTGATAAGTTCAAAGATTTCTTTTCAAGAGTAATTGCAGATATTAACTGTGATGGAATGTGTGGTTTTTATGAAAAGGAAATCGCAGAAATGTTTTTAGAAGTGTTTGATAAGGCTATTGTTGGTGATGTTAATTTGAATGCAAATGTCATTCCAGTAGTAAACATGTCTTTTAACGAAGAAGATATACAGAAGATGATTCAAGATGAATTAAAGAAATTTCAAATAGAGAATAATCTAATATAGAAAGGCGAAAATTATGGGAAAAATTATTGAAGAGTATACAAGTGAATATGATGTTGGTGATGTAGTAATTTTTAAGACAAAAGATTGTTTGTTATTGGGAATTATAGAAGGATATTATATTGATCATAGTTGTGGTAATTCTTTTTGGTATGATATTAGAACCAATAAAACAAATGTTTATACATATTCTAATAAAGGAGATATTGCAGAGTGGGATATTATTGGGAAAATTGAAGGAGGTTTAAAGGATGAGTGCTTCGCTGAGATAACCAAATTGTAATATCAACTTTTCTATTCAAAGGCTGATTAGCCAAATTTTCCAAGTAAAACGAGGTAAGAAAATGATTTATTGTAACAATATAGATGCAAGATATAATAGTATATATAGAAATACATTTAATGATTTACAATACATTGATGACGGAACACATTACAATAAAGACATTTGGGCTTTTGCATATAAGGAAGATGAAAGAGCGTTAAATCTTATGTGTAAACCTGTAAAGGGTAAAATCAAAGAAGATAACTATTTCTATGAATATAAAGCAAATGGTAAAGATTTAAAGAAAAACGGTGTCAGTCTTTATGCAAGATTATTTGCCGATACATACGAGGAAGCTGTAGAAGGGTTTAACAAATTAGTTAGAACCAGAATTAGATCTCTAAAAGATGAAATTTATAAA